GGACTTCGGCAACCAGGTGGTCAAGCGCGACCTGACGGGCGTGGACACGGTTGAGATCGTGGACCGCAAGTCGGCGGGCTCCCTGGTGTTCGAGAACACGGCCATCGCCACCAAAAACTGGGTGGGTACCGCGAAGGACAAGACGCTGGGCAACCTGGCGCTCGTGCATGGCACGACGGCCGGCAACATCATCACCTTCAACGCCACGGGCACGCTGGAGCTGGGCAAGCCGACCTATTCCAACCAGGACGGCATCCAGATGATCAACGTGCCCACGCGCTACGTGCCCACCTCGGCCGGCAACGATGAGTGGTCGATCGTGTTCACCTGATCGCCACTGCACCGTCCGCCCATCTTTAACTCACTCGCACGCACCATGTTCAAAGTCGCACAGCAGCCCTTCTTCTGGGCAAAAGTCTCCACCCGAGTCATCGGCGATCTGGGCGCCGCCCCGGCCGTCGAATTCACGGTCAAGTTCAAACGCCTCGGCCAGGAAGAGGTCCAGCAGCTGATCGGCAAGATCAACGCCAAGCAGATCAACGACCAGGGCGTGATCGACCTGGTGCTGCTGGACTGGGGGCCGGAAGTCGTTGGCGACGACGATCAGAAGCTGCCCTTCACGCCCGAGAACGTCCAGAAAGTCTGTGACGTGTACGGCGTGCGCGCGGCGATCGTGCGCAAGTTCCTGGACACCTACCTGCAGGAACCCGAGGCGCTGGAGCCCGCAAAAAACTCCGGGCCGCAGTCCGCCACTACTTCCTAGGCGCGGACAACGCGGCGAACGACCGGAGCAGCCACAGCCTGCAAGCCCAATGCGAGGCGCTGGGCATCGACATCGACCAGCTGGTGCCACCCGATGCGGTGGCGCAGGCCCAGGCCGAGGCGATTTGCGAAGTGTGGCCGCAGCACTGGGACGCGCTGGAGGTGTTCAGGGGTGCGGAGACGCAGTGGGATGTGCTGGTGGGCTCAGGCGGGGTGTTTTACCAGGGCCTGAACTACCAGAAGGTGGAAGTGGTGATGGGCTGGCTGGGGGTGAATGGCACGCGGGAGCTGTTCGAGCAGCTGAAGGTGATGGAGGCCGAGGCCAAGACCTACCTGAACGACCGCTGACCCAACGTCAGGACTTGGCCAGGCCCAGTGCACCGCGCACAGCGGCCACCAGCAAGGCGATGGGGAGCAGAGCAGCAACGGCCATCAGAAGCCACCCACCCAGAGGCCCAGGCAACAGCGCGGCGGCGACCAAGGCGCAGATCACGGTGAAGGCGAGTTGAAGCAAGAGACCCATACACGGCAGTTTAACTAGAAATGGCAGAACGCGTCATATCCATCAAGATCACCTCGGACGGTAAGGCGTTCGTGGTGGATCAGGGCGCGAACGCCGACGCAGCGGCCAAACTCGGCCGCCAGGTCGAGGACACCGGCCGCAAGATCGAGGGCATGGGCACCAAGGCGGCCCGCGCTGGCCGCGAGGCCCGTGACGCCACCACCGGCGTGGACCGCCTGGCTGACGCCGTCAAAAAGGTGGGGCACTACGCCAGCGGCGCGATCGGCGTTGGCCTGTTCGCGGGCTGGGCCGGCCAGGTGGTGCAGGCGATGGATGCGGTGTCGGCCCTGGACAGCCGGTTAAAGCTGGTGACGGCCCAGGAATCAGCCGTGCGCCGGCTGCGCGGCGAGATCTACGGCATTGCCCAGGACACGCGCACGTCCATGACCGAGCTGGGCAACACCTACGCCACGCTGGCCAAGAACGGTCAGCAGCTGGGTTACAGCCAGGACAGGCTGCTGAACGTGAGCAAGGCCGTGGGTCAGGCGCTGGCGATCGGCGGCGGCGCGGCGCAAGGCCAGTCTGCCGCGCTGGTGCAGTTGAGCCAAGGCCTGGCCAGCGGCACCCTGCGCGGGGAAGAGCTGAATTCCATCCTGGAGCAGACCCCGCGTCTGGCGCAGGCGATCGCGGATGGCATGGGCATCACGGTGGGCCAGCTGCGTGCCTATGGCCAGGAGGGCAAGATCAGCGCGCTGGCGGTTCTGGATGCCTTGGAGAAGAGCGCGCCGAAGCTGGAGGCGGAGTTCGCTCGGGTCAAGCCTACGATCAGCAGCGCAGCCCAGGTGTGGACCAACGCTACACAGAACTTCATCGGCACTGTTGACGAGGCCACCGATGCCAGCGGACGCCTGGCCGGTGCCGTCATCAAGATCGCGGACGGGATCGACACGGTCGGCAGGGTTGTTGAAGCCAACAAGACTGCCGTCAGCATCATCGCAGGGACAGTGGGCGGTGCTGCGGCCGTGGGTGCGGTTGTGGGTTTGGCTGCCGGTATTGCCAAGGTGGCAGGCGCTGTGGTGGCGGTGGGCGCCGCGTTGGCGGCCAATCCAGCCGTCGCCATCCTCTTGGGTCTTGCTGCCGGGGTAAGCGCGGTGGGCTCGGCCGCCTCTGCGTACAACAAGACCGCCCAAGGCATCGAGCAGACAATCAACGCTCTGGAAGAGGCGAACCGGCGCTCAGAAGCCGCCATGCAGCGCGCCGCTGGCCGCCAGGGTGCGCAAGACAACATTGCCCGCACCATTGCAGAGCGGCGCCAGCAGATCGCGCTGCTGCGTGGTGAGCTGGCTACGATGGATGGCAGCAGCAAAGCAGTGGAGGACCGCCGCCTTTCCGGGGCGGCCACGGTTGCCCCTTTCCCTGGCGCCAAGCCTCTGGAAGAGGTCAACAAGTACGTCAAGCTGCGCAATGACATCCTGCGTGAGGGCAATGAACAGGCGGTGGATATCGCCAAGTCCTATGCCAACCGCATCGCCGTTACCACGGACAACGACGCCCGCGTGGCGCTGGAGAAAGAGCGTGACGCGCGCCTGATCCAGCTCAGCAAAGACACACGCCAGCAGCTGGCCGCCTATGACAAGGCGCAGACGCGCGACAGCGATCAACAGGTTGAGCGGCGTATCGCGTCGGTGGAGGCGTCTTATCGGCTTGAGCAGTTGGTGATTGCCGATGGCCTCGACGCGGTGGACAGCTTGCGCAAGCAGGCGCTGATCAGCGAACAGACGGCCGTGGAGCGCAAGCGTGACTTGCGCCTGCAGGAAATCGACGCTGAACAGAAGGCGCTGACTGCGAAGCTCGCCCTCGTTAAGACCACCCGCGACTCAGGCAAGGAGCAGGTCCAGATCGAGGGCCAGATCGCCGAGCTGGCCCGCCAGCGCATCAACACGGTCAACAAGGCCGCGCGGGATCTGCAGGAGCTGTACAGCAAGCCGCAGCAGGACCTGCTGCGCCAGGTGGAACAGGGCACCCAGGCGATCCACGACCAGGCCGCCGCACAGGAGGCGCAAAACGCCGTGTTCGGCCAAAGCAAGGTGGCGCTGCTGGATCTGACGATCACGCAGCTGGAGAAGTCCAAGGCGGATCTTGAGGCGACCAACAACGTCATCCCCGGCTATATCGAGGCCCTGGACAAGCAGATCGCGGCGCAGAAGCGGCTGCGCGATGCCACTGCCAAGGGTGAAGGCCAGGAGACCACCCAGCGCATGGTGGAGCAGCATGCCCAGGCGGCGCAGCGTGCGGTGGAGATCTGGCGCAACAAGACCGGCGAGATCGTGGATGCGCTGGTGGACGGCTTCTCGGGCTTGAAGTCGTGGGTGCAGCGCGAGTTCAACAACCTGGTGCTCAAGCCCGTGCTGCAGCCCGCGGCCAACGCCATCGGCTCCTTGTTTGGCCACACGCCGCCCGCAAGTGCTGCTGGGCAGGCTGCAGGCTCGTTCGGCGGCAGCGCTGTGATGTCCGGTGTGAATGCTGCCCTGGGCAGCTTTGGCTCCGCTGCCGGCAGCGTGGCCCAGGGCGTATTCCTGGGCATGGGCGAGCTGAGTTCGCTGACCATGATGGAAGCGATCTCTGGCGGCTTCTCGGCGCTGGCCAGCGGCTCATTTGCTGCCGGGCTGGGCACGCTGGCTGGTGTTCTGGGTCCTATCGGCCTGGGCATTGCCGCGATCGCGTCGTTCACGGGCAGCAAGGGCGGGCCGAAGGCTGAAGGCGGCTATGGCGTGGCTGGCATGGAGCGCGGCGACGTGGGCGCGGCCAAGTCTGCCGTGGATGACATGGTGGCCATGTACAAGTCCAGGGCCAGCGCCTTGGGCCTGAAAGACACGGCTTTGCGCAACGCCGGCATCTTCTGGGCGCAAGATCCTGAGGGTGACGCGCAGACGCAGCTCGAAGTCCGTGGGGGCAGTTACAGCCGCGCGGCACGCCTGGGCGGCGAGTTCGAGAACGTGGCGCGCGGTGACGAGGCGCTGAAGGCAGAGCTGGCCGCCGAGGTGACTCGCACGCTGTACCAGGCGTTCGTGGACAACCCCGAGCTGGAACAGCGCATGAGGGACTACCTGGGCCAGGTAGAGATCACCGCTGACCCGGCCGAGCTGCAGCGCCGCCTGGACGCCCTGCAGGTGACCCGCCAGCTCACCGTGCTGTTCGGCGGCTTGAACAACAACATGGGCAAGCTGGCAACCGGCAGCGTGGAGGCCACCCAGCGCATGGTGGAGCTGGCCGGCGGCGTGGACGCGCTGGCCAGCAAGTACAGCAGCTTTCGCAACAACTACTACTCCGAAGCTGAGCGCAACCAGCAAGTCCTGAACGACCTGACGCGCACCTTCTCCGGGCTCGGCCTGGCGCTGCCCGCCACGCGCGACGAGTTCCGCCGGCTGGTCGAACAGCAAGACCCGCTGACCGAGGCCGGCGCGCAGATGATCGCGGCGCTGCTGGCCGTGGAGAGCGCATTCGCCCAGGTGACGCCGGCCGCCGAAGGCGCGGCCAGGACTTCAGCGCAGATTGCCCAGGGTGTGGACTCGGCGCGTAGCGCCCTGGTGCGCAGCTATGAGCGCGAGCGCGACGCGCTGCAGGCGACGAAGGATCGCTTCCTGGAATTCGCGGACGGCCTCAAGCGATTCCGCCAGGAGCTGATCAGCGGCGACCTGGCTGGCCTGTCGCCCACCGCCAAGCTGGCGGCCAGCCGGACGGAGCTTCAGCGCCTGGCCGCATTGGCCCAGGCTGGTGATGAGCAGGCCCTGCAGCAGCTGCGCGGCGCTGGTGAGTCGGTGTTGTCCGCGAGCAGCACGGTCAACGCGTCCAGCGAGGCCTACCAGGCTGACCGTGACTGGGTGCTGCGTATCGTGGAGCAGGCCGAGCAGTCGGCGCGGGCAATGGCCAGTGTCCAGGACGTGAAGCTGACCGCGCTGACGGCCGAGGTGTCGCAGCTGGTGGACCTGAACGTCGAGCTGAATGCCGGCGTGCTGAGCGTGCGCGACGCGATCCTGCAGCTGGCTGCTGCCCAAGCAGCCCAAGGCGCTGTGAGGGGAGCGCAGACCGGTACCTCGGCGGGCGCGGCGCAATCCGCTGTAACTCAGCTGTATTCGGACCTGTTTGGCCGCACGCCGGACGCTCAAGGCTTGGCTTATTGGTCGGGCCAACTGACCTCGGGCAAATCCCTGGACTACGTCACGGGGGAGATGAGGAAGTCGGGCGAGTGGGTGTTGGCCAATACGCCGGGCTTTGAGTCGGGCGGCTATCACAAGGGCGGCCTGCGCATCGTTGGCGAAAAAGGCAAGGAGCTGGAGGCTACCGGCCCAGCCATGTACTGGACGGCCCAGCAGACCCGCGAAATCATCGGCGGTGCTGGCCAGCCCGCGGGCGCTCGCACCGGCAGCGCGGCCGACATGCGCCACACACTGGCCGTCGAGCGGCAGAACGCCCTCATGGAGCGGCTGCTGGGCACCCTGGAGGATTCTGCGGCCTCAGGCCGGGAGGATGCCCGCAAGGTGGCCCAGGCGGTCGCGTTTGGCCTGGCCAGGCTGAAGGTGCCGGCATGAACGACCAGATCTGCCTGGTGGAGATCGGCGCCTGGAACAAGGCCTTGGGCGTGGCCGAGACGCTGCGCTTTTGCGATGGCCTGGCCTACCGCCTGCGTCCCTCGGAAGTGCCTGCCAACGCGCTGTACCGGCCTTTCCTGCTGGACCCCGGCTGGAGCCGCATCGACGTTTTCAGCGCGCCGGGCCGGTATGGCCATGTGACACCTGGCGAGGTGGTCCTGGATGATTCCACCGGCGAGCTGGGCGCGCAGCTGCTGGGCTACGCCTTTGACGGGCGCAGCATCGTGATCCGCATCGGTGATCGCAGCGCGGCGTACCCGGCCGGGTACGTGACGGTCATCAACGGCACCCAGGAGGGCGCCCCGAGCTTTGAGCGCAA